CCTATAAATAATTGACCATGAAAACACAATTAATAAAATTTGAAGATCATAACATCATAGTAAGTGATGAAGAGATTAAAGAAGGTGACTATTATTTAGATAGATTAGGACAAATACAAGAATGTGAATATATTAAAGATAATATTCTTAATGGTCCTAACCAAACTGTAAAAGCTAAAGGTGTCAAAGGATTTAATGCGTTTTCTTCCCAGCCAAAAGATATATTTGGTAATTCTGAATTTAGAAAAGAAAGAAAAATTATCGCCTCAGATGGTAATCCAGAACACAATCTACCCTCAATAAACTATAATGGCTTTGAAGAAAAGTTTGGTGCTGTTAATATTGAGAAATTAGCAAGAGATTATGCCTTAAATAATTTCAGAATAGAAGACGAAGAAGAGCACAATGACGCAATCAATAGTTTGATTAATTTCTGTAAAAAAGCTCAATCTCTTAATGATAAGAAGTTTAGCTTGGAAGATATGAGAGAAGCTATGAAATATGCGAGTTCTCATTTGTCAAGTATGAATGGAATTAATAAACATCTTGACTATATCACGCAACAACCTAAAGTATTTGATATTGAGGTTGAGATGGAAGCTGTAGGTACTTCTGTAGCACAAGGTTTTAATATGGAAAATATAAGCTCTGATTTCAAACTTGTACCAAAAATAAAAAATAATCAAATCAAAATAATTAAAACACTATGAAAACAAAAAAAGAAGATCTAGTAGATGTAAAAGTTAACCCTATAACAGGGTTCAAGGACAATAAGGTGAGTGCACCTGAAATAGAGAAATATGAGAACTCAACAGGCTCTTTCAGGAACAATACTGAGAACCTGAGACAAAGTTTAAGAAACTTGGATGATAAACAAACAGCTTAAAAACGAACTAAAATGCTAAGATTTTTAAATAAGACCTCAAACATATTAATGGCTTTATTAATGTTACTACTACTTTTCGTAGGGTACTATGTCTTTCAAGAGAACAAGTTATTTGGTCTCTTGATATTGGTTTTTCCTCTTGTGTACTTCACACAGATAGTCCTTTATTTTCTGGTAACAGAAGAATCTAAATACTTTTTTAATAAAAAAGCATTTAATGGTAGTAACAAAAAGAAAAAGCTTATATCAATGCACTATCCTGTAATAAAACTTCCTGCTACAAAAAGAAAAGAGCTTGAAAAAGAGCTTGAAGATCTTTTGATCCTAAAACAAAATGCAGCAGAACACTCTTTTCTTAATAGGAACTATCTTGATAAGCTTGATGAGAGGATAGCTAGAGTACAGCTACAGCTTGATGAGGATCTTCTCATAGACCTGAACAGCGAAAAAAGAAGCTGAAAAGGCTACAAAGAAAAAGAAAAAAAGAACCAAAAAAAGAAAAAGAAAAAGTATTAGTAATTATATTAATAATAATAATACAAAGGTATATATAATATTTTAGAATATAAACTATATAGTATACTTTTTTCTTTTTTATGTTACTTTTTTCTTTTTTAGGCTAAAGTTAAACCCCAAAAACCAAATAAAATGACGATCAGAGAAACAGTATTATTGACCATCGTAGTGCTACTAGTGATAGCACTTGCATCTACTATTAATTACTTTAGAAGTAAAATAGTAAAGAATAACTTAGAAAGTGAGAAAAAACTAAAGGAAGAAGAACAGAACTATCTTGATGCTCTTACTTCACTACATTATTACAAGCAGAGAAAAGAAGAACTAGATAACTTACGTAATCTTTTAGACTCTTTTGGTATTAATCTCAGCAACTCTTCATTATTTATAAATATAGGCACTTTTATAGGTTGTGAGGTACAAAGACTTTACATAAAACAAGATAAGAACAAGAGCATAGAAGAATTTGAAAAAGTTGAGTATAGTGATAGGAACACAGTTATAAAATTAAAGCTTGATGGAAATACTTTATCAAGTATCGAGAGCAAAGCTAAAGAAAAGAAACTTAAAGAAAAGTTTGGTGATAACTATGGAGACTATCTTCATCTTTATTTCAAAAAAGAAAGATAACCACAAAAAATAAATAAAAATGGAAACAGTAGTAATTTTAATTTCTATTGTATTAGTGCTATTCGTAGTGATAGCTATTCTTCAAAGAAAAAAGCTTAAAGAGCTTAAGAACAACTATTTTTCTATTCAAGATCAGTATGAGAACAAGAAACGAAAATGGACAGCAGACCTTGAACATTGGAACGATCTTTACTCAGAAAGCCAAAATAAGCTTAGAGACTTGGCAAGAAAAGGTATATCAATAAACGATGATAATATATGTGTATTTCTTAATAAGCTAATAGGCTCTCAAATAGAGAGATACTACCTTAGTGAAAAGAAGATACATAATGTAGATAAAGAGAGCAAAAGAGGTGTCATTAGCATAAAAATTGAAAATAAGACCTTAACAAGGCTTGTGAGCAAAACTAATGAGAAAAAGCTTGTAGAAAAGTTTGGACAAAACTATAATGACCACCTTTCTCCTCTCATAAAAATAGAGAGAGATGACTGATAAGAACATATCTGACTTCGATCCAATGGTGTCTTCATCATTGGATGAAGCTCAGAAGATAATAAGAGAAACAGAGAACTATGACAGGTCTTTTAATAAGATATATAGAAAAGTGTCTATGAACATACCTGTACATAGGTTGAGAGCTTACTATACTGCTAACTTATTATCTAAATTAGCGGAAAGAGAACAGAAAAAAGAACTAGAAGAACTTTATGACAAAATGTAATATGGACATAAAAGGGAAATCAACAGAAATAGAGAAGACCTTAGAAAAGAACGTAAATGGTATATATGATTATATAAAACATGATATAAAAAATGATCAGGAGATCAATAAGGTCTTTATAGAAGGAGATGAAAAAGAGAGAGAAAGTATGGTTAATGAGAAGTTCAAAGAACATTATGACATAGTTACGGACCATGTAAAGAACAATGTTTCTTATGATCAACTTGTTGATAGATACTATTATGATATCATGAACTCTTGTTTTGAAAAAGCAAATAGAGATATGTTAGAAGAGCTTAAAAGTAATATTAAAAATATTTTTGGTGATGAAGAAGATACAGATTAAGAGGATTCTTCCTCTTTTTCCCTTAAATACCTGGTTCAACACCTCCACTAATTTTTAGCTATTTATGTAAACTTAAAAATATTTTTTATGAAAAAAAGGAAAAGAGTTTTAGTAAAAAAACTGGTTGCCTCTACAAATAAGAAAAGAGAAAAACTAGTCGGTAAAAATAGAATGCTTAATTTTGTACCTAAGTTATCATAATTATAAAATGGGGCTGAATTTGGTTTTGACAGCAAAGTAGTACTTATAATGATCAGCAGAGGATGTAACCTCTTTAAAAAACAAGGTGAATATTTAATTGGAAACGATAGTTCAAAAGTAGTTAGTTTAGAACAAGAGTATAAAGTAGCTGCGTAGTTTCATAGTTTTGGGTTTTCTCTTTTTCACCTAGTAAAAAGAGTGGTGGAGGTCATTTGTAGCTAATTGACCCTATAAGCTGTATAAATCATTATGAAGAAATTTTGTTTGGACTGGGGATCGTTACCCCACAGCTCCACTAAATCTTGAAAGTGTTTAAAATAAGTATGGTTCATACCATACAATAAAGATCTAGTTTGTTTGGCATAGTAACTAGGTTTTAATTGTTCAGTAAGCCTTGTGTAGTTTTTCTATACAAGGCTTTTTTAATAGTGTTAACCCCCAAAATAAATATACAAATGGAAAAAACAAGTAGCAACAACAAAAAACAAACAAGAGAGTTCGGTGCTCTTGAAGTATCAAGAGTTTATGAAAATCAGTATCAAAAGAAAGGTTCTTTGACAGCTGAGATCAAACAGAAAGTAAAGACCACAACAACTTATCCAGGAATAAGTGTATCTACTGATAAGCAGGTCAACCCTTTCTCATCAGATGAGTTTGAGAACACAGAAGAAACAGTGTATGAAAATGAGTCTACTCGTGTAGCTTGGATTCCTGTTCCTGATACTGCTGATCAAGAGACAGTTCAAAAGAAGTTGGATGATGGAAAATTTTACTTGAAGCAAGTAATTTCTAATAGGCCTATTCTCACCTCTCAGCAAAAGAAGGCCATTGAAGATGGTGTATCAGTGAATGGTATGCAAAGAGCTGCTGAAAGACAAATAGTCAGAGCACCTCAAACTGCTGATGATGCAGGTCTTTTAATAAGGGACAGAGATACGGGAAAACCTATCTACAAGGCCAACTTTTTAGTTGAGAAAACTGAGGATGGCTCAACTCCTGATGAAGACCTTAGAACACAGAAACCTGAAGACTTCTACTTGCCTGAATCTCTTAAAAAAGAGTTCAATGACCTTGTAGAAGATGATTCTGTGGTCGTGGACCAAGAGGGTGTGCAACTTCAGGCTCAAGAGTCTTCACAAGACGACTAGTTATTTTGCTAGTTAGCCTAATTTTAATTTTCCCTAAAGTGATATATTTCTTCACTTTAGGGTTTTTTTATACCTAACCCAAAAACCAGAAATATGATATTAACAGGCGTAATTAAAGAGTTTAAGCCTATAACGAACTTTTTTAAAGGAAAAAAGAAACACAGAAGAAGAATTGTTACTTTTGTGTTCGGAAAACAAAAGGCCTTCCTTGAGCTTAGAAGTGCTCAAATAGATAAGATGGCTTTTATGGGGACTTCAGAAGGAGACCTTGTAAAAGTAAAAATATTCTTCAATGGTAGAAGTAAAGAAGATAAGTACTTTAACAACATACTTGTCGATGATGTGAAATACCATTGGGAAGCTTTTGAAGAAGAAGATAATATGAAAATAGAGTAGTATGAAGTATTGTATCATGGATGCTGAATTTGATGGTCTTTATGAAGAGGTCACATTGATGCACTGTTTTTGCTATACGATATATCAAGAGAACCAAAAGATAGGCTCTGGTACGATACTTACAGCTAATGAACTGGAAGACCTCTTTAAAGAACTAGAGGAAAAAGAGATCATTTTAATAGGTCATAATATAATAGTATATGACCTTCCTGTCATTAAAAAGCTCTTTAAGATAGAGTTTGGTGGAAGGTGCTGGGACACACTTGCGATGTCTTATAAATTATATCCTGATAGACCAAAGCATGGACTTGAGTACTATGGTAATAGGTACAAAGTACCAAAACCCAAAGTAGATGATTGGAAAGGGTCTGATAAAGAGCTTTATATCTACAGGTGTAAGAAGGATGTCTCCATCAACTCTATTTTATTTGGTGATCTTTTGTCGTATTTTAAGGACATATACCATCCTGGAGCTCCTTATAAGGACCTTGATTACATCACATGGAAAATGGACTGTGCTCAAGAAATGGAGAGAAATCCCATAAAAGTGGACATAGACCTTGTAAAAAAGACAAAAGAAGAGGTTGATGAACTTTTTGAAGAAAAGAAGAAGAACATTGAAGAGCACATGCCCAAGGTATATAAGTACAAGACCTTAAAAAGACCTGAGAAGCTCTTTAAAAAGGACAGAACACTTTCAGAAAGAGGTAAAAAGTGGCTCAGGGCAACAAGGGATAAGGGTGTCAGTAAAGATATAAAAGAGATAGAGGTCATAGACAAGGTAGAAGAACCCAATGCAGGTAGTGTTCTTCAAATAAAAGACTTTTTGTTCTCATTTGGTTGGGAACCTGTCATATATGAGACAAGAAAGAACAAAGATGATATTGAAAAGGAGGTTCCTCAGATACAAGACAAGATGACCAAGGAGCTTTGTCCTGACATTGAGAGATTAGCAGAAGAACATGATGAACTAAAGGACCTTAAAGGCCTTTATATGTTAAGACACAGGTCTGGTGTCTTTAAGGCTTTCTTAGAAAAAGCAGATGATAACAACATGATCTATTGTTCTGTCAATGGCTTTACTAACACAATGAGGTTCAAGCATAAAAAGCCCATAGCCAACATGCCTGGAGTGAAAAAACCCTATGGAAAACAGATAAGAGGTGCTCTTATGGCAAGGGATAGTGATCATCTGTTCTGTGGTTCTGATATGTCATCATTGGAGGACAGCACCAAACAACACTATATGTACTTCTTTGACCCTGATTATGTACAACAAATGAGAATACCTGGGTTTGATCCACATACGGACATAGCTGTGTTTGCTAATCTTATGACAAAGGAAGAAGAAGAGACCTTTAAAAAACTGAAGAAAAAAGCCTCTAACTTTGATAAGACAGGTGTAGATCCTTTATCTAAAGAAGAAAAAGAGATCTTTGACTATCTTTCAGGATTAAGGTCAAATGCAAAAACAGTTAACTTTGCAGGTGTTTATGGAGCAGGACCACTAAAGATATCAAAGACATTGAATTGTAGTCTCGATTTTGCTAAAAAGCTACATAAGGCTTATTGGGAAAGAAATAATTCGGTAAAACAAGTAGCTAATAACTGCTTTTTCAAAAAAGTGAGAGGTCAATTTTGGCTTTGGAACCCAGTAGCTAAGATGTACTACTATCTAAAGGCAAAAAAGGACATATTCTCTACCCTGAATCAGGGTACAGGTGTATATTGTTTTGATCTTTGGGTGATGAAAGTAAGAAGATCAGGTATTGTTGTTCAGTTACAATATCATGATGAACTGGGTTTTGACTTTTTTAAACAAAAAAAGGAGATGATCTATGAAAAACTAGAGAATGCCATTGATCAGGTCAATGATGAACTGAAACTAAATGTTCCTTTGGGAATATCAGTGGACATTGGACAAAACTATTCAGAAGCACACTAAACAAAAAAATGGAGGAAAAAATAAGAAACAACATACTAATAGCTGAGTTCATGGGTTACAAAAAGTCCTTAGAGGACAAAGACCCTGAGCATTGTAGGTGGTATTATCCTGGTGGGTCAGAGGAAATGTTCTATCCAGAGGAGTTCAGATATAATGAATCTTGGGATTGGCTTATGCCGGTAGTTGAGAAGATAAGTTCACTTACTTTTCATTCTCAGGGTGCTAAGTGGAATTGGACAGTTGAAATAACTTCAACGTATACTTCTTTTAGTAAGGTAGCATATGGAAAATTGTTAGAACAAATAAGAGTGGACAGTTTCTCTAGTGGTTATGATATGAAAAAGACCACTCACAAAGCAGTAGTAGAGTTTATTGAACAACAAGAAAAATAAAAAATATGGAAGAAAGTACAGTAAGTTTTGAAACAGCTAAATTAGATAAAGAAAAAGGATTTAATCAAGGAAGGTTTAACTATCCCAAATATGATGAAGAAGGCAATGTTCACTTTATAGGCTTTAATAAAGGTTATTCAGCACCAACACAATCATTACTTCAAAAGTGGTTAAGAGAAAAGCATAATATAGAATGTTATGCATATCCTTTTCAAGATCTTACAGCAGATATTAATGACCCAATTGTTTATAAGGGCCATAGAACTAATCTAAAAAAGAAGAACAAATGAAAATAAATATGAACATACCGGAAGAGATATTTTATTTCTTTCTTATTCTATTTATAATATTGTCAGTACTTAGACTTATTTCCATCTCTCTTAACTTATATGATAAGAGATTAAGAAAGAGGTTAAGAAGACAAGAACTAAAAGCAGGTAAGAAAGAGTTTACACTAGAGGACATGGAAGATGCCTTTGAAGCAGGGGACAAGTTCAGGCTTTATCTTGATAAGAACGCAACAGGTATAGCTACTGAAGGGATACCTAATAGTGACAAGGTCTTTGATACCATGAACTTTAAAGCTTGGCTTAAAAAGGAAAAAGGAGTTGAATGTTAGAGAACTATGTAGTACAACACCCAGTTATCATATCTTCTGATGAGTCAGTTAGCATAAGCAAAAAAGAAATAGCTGAGCAAATGCTTTCATCTGGTTTTATACCTTGTTATATATTTGAAGGTGATAAAGAAGATCTTATAGATAAAGATCAACTAAAAAAGGGAAGTAAAATAGACTATATAGTTATTTGTATAGGTCCAAAAATAGTTAAGTATGAATGTTAAAAAGATGAACATACTCAATTCTATAGATAAGATATACGAGCATAGAAGATCTATAGAAAATGATGAAGAAAAACACACAGCTATTGTTAATCAAGTTAGAGCTGAAGTTCAAAGAATGGCCGTAGAAGCTATAGAGAATGGCCCTGATAAGTGTATCGTAGCCATGGCAACAGGCTCTGGAAAGAGCAAAGTAGCCATTGACTATGATAAGAAGCACTCTGACAGCACAGCTCTTGTGGTACCTACTCAAAAACTGAGGGATGTCAATTGGGAAGACGAGTATGAAAAGTGGGAAAAGGGAACTTCCCACCTTGATAAGACCTGCTATATCTCTGCTAACAAAAAAGAAGATAGAGAGTATGATCTGTGTATAATGGATGAAGGTCATAATATTACAGAAGCTAACTCTTCATTTCTTTTAAGCAATGATATAAGGAAGACCATTCTTCTTACAGCAACTGTTCCTGACAGCAAAGAGAACAAAGAAAAGAAGGAGCTTCTTGATGAACTGGGCTTTAAAGTTGTCTTTGATCTCTCTCTTGACGCTTGTATAAAACTGGGTTTTGTAGCTCCCTATACAATTAACATCGTAGAAGTTCCTCTTGAGAACAGTAAAAAGGAAATAGTGGGAGGAACTAAGAAAAAACCTTTTATGACCACAGAGGCAAGTACTTATTCCTGGTTGTCAAATGAGATAAAAAGGTCTTATTATCAACCAAGAAAAAGCACTAAGTTCCTTATAATGAGAAGAATGAGATTTATTTATGATCTTCCTTCAAAACTTAGGGCTGCTAAGTATATTTTGAATAATTTTGTTGACCCTGAAAAAAGATATCTTATCTTTTCTTCTAACATAAAACAAGCTGAAGAGCTCTGTAAATACACTTATCACTCTAAGACAGATGATAAGGACTACAAAGCTTTTAAAGAAGGAGAGATAAACAGACTTTCTTGTGTTAAGGCCATTAATGAAGGAGAGAACTTCAGTTCTTTAGATGGTGCAGTAATAGTACAATTAACCTCTAAAGAGAAAGACCTTGTTCAAAGATTGGGTAGGACGATAAGATATAGTTATGACCATAAAGCAGTAATATGGATAATAGTATCATCAAACACAGTTGATGAAAACTGGCTTGATAAGGCTACTAGAAATTTAGAGCCTACTAATATTAACTATTATAACTATAAAAATTTGGATAAGTATGCAAAGAAAGAAAGTAGTGAACCCGGAATTAAAGGAAAGGTTAAATGATTTTGAGATACCTATTAATGATGGTGTTAATTACCTAATAGGTCTTTATTTTGATCATGTGGCAAGTGTTTTTCCTGTAAAACTGAGAAAGCAGGTAGCATCTACAAAGATCTTTAGCTATAAGAACAAGACAATAGAGTGGAAAGTTCCTCTTTTTGTTGATGTTGACATGAACAACAGCTCTTGGATAAATGATGAATATAGAGCATTGTTCAAGGACATCAACAAAGAGAGAGCAGGACCTAAAAGAGCCGTAGAAGAGAGGATGTTACTTTTTATGGCCAATAACCTATCTTATACTAAAGAGGATATCTTAGATGCTACAAGACTTTATGTTCAATCCTTGTCCAGTCCTGAGTACATCAAGTCAGCACATTATTTCATATACAAGGGGACTGGTAAGAGCAAGACCTCTATGTTGGAAATGTGGTTAGAAAGACTTGAAGATGTCAGTGTAAGCACTCAAAAAGGGAATGATAACTCTATTAAGGAATGAACTTTAAAGAAGCTTACATACAAGGACAAAAAGGAAAGAACAAGGGTCTTCCCATGGGAAGTGACCTTAAAGTGTTCAACGAGTCCGTAAATGGAGTGCAGAAAAAGTCCATGCACGTCATAGCTTCAGCACCCAAGGTAGGTAAGAGCACACTTATAGATAATGCTTATGTGATAGAGCCTTGTGTGTATGTGCTCAACCTAAATTCTCGTTTAGATGAAGAAATAAGAAAACTCGAACAACAAAAAAAAGGGACAGAAAATGAAGAAATAGACAAGAGGATAGAAAACTTAAGAAAGAGCTATGTTCTTTTGGACATACAGTACTTTTCTTATGAGATAGACAGGGTAACAAAAGAGTTTGATCTTGCTTGTCATTTTATGAACAGGATATATAACATTGATAAAGTAGACCTGCCCAAAGGAAAGACCTTTAAAGGAAATGATTTTGTTCCTTTGGACAGTTTGTTCTTACAAGGTATGTATGTTTATGATGACAGTAAAGATGAGGTCATAAAGGTTCCTGAAGAAGTGGAAAAAAAGGTGATAAGTGTGTATAACAATTGGATAATCCCTCTGTTCGGAAAATTTGATGAGAACAATGAACAAATTAAAAAGGGTCTTATCACTTTCCATGAGAACAGAGACAACCCTACTGGAGTAAGAAATACCCTATTATCACATGCGGCCACAAATGGAAACTTTATCTATAAGGAAAGTAAGACAAAGGACAATAGGGTCATTAAGAGAAGGATAGGTTATAAACCTTTTGATGAGAGGTGGCATTGTGTGGTAATAATGGACCACATGAGAAAACTTATGCAAGAAAGAGGGTTTGACCTAAAACAAACCGTAGATAAGATGTCAGACTATTTTGTAGAACTAAGGAACTTTTGTAAGTTTACGATAGTACCTGTCATACACCTTAACAGGTCAATGACGGACATAAGTAGAAGAAAGTTGGACGGAGATAACATATATCCAATGGATGATGATGTTAAACAAACAGGTAATCTTTCAGAGGATTGTGATTATCTCATAACCCTATTTAATCCCAATGATGACAAATATGCCCTAACGAAACACTTTGGTCTAAGGATAAAGGATGCTAAGAACAATAAGATATATCCTGATCTCAGGACCATACATCTAGTGGCAGGTAGAAGAGCTAATGCACCTCAACACATGAGAGTCAACATGTTAGGTGCAGTAAAAAGATTTAAGAAGTTTAAAAGTAAAAATAAATGAACAAAGTATTAGTATTAGCTAAAAGTGGTTTTGGAAAGACCACATCAATAGGTAAGAATGAAGCTCTTGGGATAGAGGGTCTTGACCCAAAAAAGACCTATATCATATCCATGACCTCAAAGCCCTTACCATTTCCAGGCTCAGCAAAACAGTATCCTTTATCTAAAAAAGGTGCTCCCCCTGCTGAAGGCAACAGAAAGATACTTAATGATGGTTTTCTTGTTCCAAACATTATTGACTATATAGAAAATAATAGAGAGGATATTGAGAACATCGTCATAGATGACCTTAACTATGCTATGCAAGACTATTATATGGAAAATGCAAGTAAGAAAGGTTATGATAAGTTTGAGAAAGTAGGTGTAATGATGGATGCTATATTCAAGGCCATGGAAAGATCTTCAAAGATGTTCTTTGTTTTGGCACACTATGAAGAATATAGAGAGTCTACTAATGATGAAATATCCTATAAGATGAAGACAGTAGGTGCAATGGTGGACAAGTATCTTACGCCTGAAGGTAAATTTGATATAGTGCTTTTTGGTAAACAATACTATGAAGAGAAGGAAAAAGAAGTAAAGAAGGTCTTTATTACTAACTTTGATGGACAATATCCTGCAAAAACACCCTATGGTATGTTTGAAGAAAAAGAAGTAAGGAACGACCTTGGATCTGTTAAGAGCAAAATAAATGAATATTATAACTAAATAAATAAGTGATCATGTCAGAAAAAATTAAAGTAAACGTAAATGATGTCTATGCTATGTTAAAAGATGGCAAGACAAGAAAAGAAATTGCAGAGCACTATGGAGTATCTTTAGCAGCAGCTAGAAAGACATTTCTTAAGCACCCTAAACTTAAGAACGTCAAGACAGCTAAAGATTATAACATAGAGGTCATAGACCCTGAAGAAGAAAATGCTGATGCTGTAAATGCAGAGAGAGAGCAAAGTGAAGAAAGAGCTAATGAGATACCTGCACAAGAAACGGAAGCTGAGCAAGAACAAGAAGAAGATGCCCCTACAGCAGACCTGGACAGGTCTTGGGGATAGTAACAATGAACAATAACAATCAATAATAACAATCAAAAAAATAGTATAATATGAGTGAAGAAAATTTGTATGGCTACCACAGTGATGAAGCTGAAGATCTTGGAACAAAGGAAGTTGCTCAATTTGGTGGGAACTTTGGAAACTGTTACTTAACAGGTTTTGAGTACAAGGACCAGTCCAAAGAAGATGAAGAAGAAAGAATGGCCTTAGAGGTCACTGTTAAGAGAGGTGACAGGGACTACAAGCTGTGGTTCGGTGAGATAACTCAATCCTACCACAAGGGAAACAAAGTACACCCTGGAGATGAAGGCTTTAAAGAAGCTGCAAAAAAAGATGCTAAACAAGCAAATGCAACCATCATACACATCCTAAAAGCATTAGGTGTAAGTGATGAACAGCTAAAGAACGCCCTTGGAAAAGGATTTAGCAGTTTTGATGGCTTTGTTAAAGCTCTTTTACCTTTAGTTCCAACTGGCTATGAAGAAAAACCCTTGGATGTCTTTTTTGAGTACGAGTTTAGTTTAGGGACCAATAAAGATGGTGAGCAAAATGATAAGACTTATCCCAGACTTCCTAAGAACATGAAAGGTGGCTATTTCATAGTACCAGCTCAACCAGGAACTTGGGAAGAGAAGAGAACTGATGAAGGTGGTCTCTATTATGAAAATGAGAATGGACAGGCACATCCTTTCAGAAGAAGCCCCAATTTCATGGAAAGTAATAAAGCTGTTCAACAGTTCAAAGAAGGTACAGCTTCTCCTCAAGGTTCTCAGATGCAACAAGGAGCCTCTGGTCAGGAAGAAGCCAAGTGGGGTTGATCTAAGGAAATATAAACAAAAGATATCTTGAACTATACCAATGCAAATGAGGTAGGTCATATAGGAGGTTTTATCTCAATAGATGAAGTGTTTTCCTATATAACACAAGAAGAGATATTTGAAGCACAACTGGGGT